CTCTCCCACTGAGTACAGGGGGAGAGGGGCTTAGCTGTCCCCTCATCCTTGTCCCGTCGCGACCGCGTAGCGCCGATACGGGGCGAGCAACCGCGCTACATTGTCGGGCGGCAGCAATGGCGACAGGCGCGGCGACGCGTGCGAGCTAAAGACCGCGCCGCTGCCTTGGAGTCGGATGTTCTTGGCGGCCGGATCGCGGCTCGCCAGTTGGTACAGTTCGTTGACCCATTCGGCGCACGCTTCCTGAACAGCTTCGGGGACCGTTGAATATCCGGCCGTGTATTGCACGCGGAAATTGTTGATGCCGACGGGCCAGATCAGGTCTTCGGGGTGCAGCAATTCGGGATCGGTGTACGGTATGGCCCGCAGCAGCCAGCCGCGCGGGTCCCATTGGAAACCAGCCAACTCGTAGGTGTGCATCTTCAGCTCGGCGTTTTGGCCGCGCGCAGTGAGCGAGCCCTGGCTTTCCTGGATACCCGCGCCTTCAAGCGCATCGCCATAGCTGCCGGGGACGTAGAGATCGGCCGACGGCCAGGAGCCGTAGTCGTTGCTGTCGCCGACCGACTGCCCCGACCAGCCATTGCCGAGAGCGGTCACGGCATTCGCCAGCGCGGTGAGCGTGGGATAGGTCGCCCAGGTGAGCAGCGTTTCGGTCGTCGCGACTCCGCTCGCCATGCGCCAGCACTGCAAACCGGTGGACGTGATCCAGACGCGCGCCTGCTGGTTTTGGCTCGTGTTGTTGTTGATGATCTTGATGACCGTGACCGGGCGATAGCGCACCGATTTCACGTGTTGCAGAGGATACTGCCGCAGCAGCAAACGCCGGTCGCCGTTGCCGTTGTACAGCTCGTCGTAGGTCGCGCTCACGAAACGGCGGCGACAGTACTTCTCGACGGCGTCTGAGCACGCGGTGATAAGCACGGATACCACGGCATCGTTGCTGCCGGGCGTGTAGTTCTGCATCGACTGCTCGGCGCGGGCCAGAGTGATCAGGTCTTTGGTGGCCATGAGCGATTACCTCCAGAGGGTGGCCCACAGGAATTTGCTGATTTTCACCGGGCGAAGGCGGAGATTGGCAAGCCCCGAAGGCGGCGCTGCGCCGCGGATTGCGGACTTGAACTCCAGCACGTCGGCGGGCAACACTTTGCCAGTGTCGGTGCGAACGCCGGCGTCCAGGGTGAATCGATCCTCTTCGTTCTCAACCGCATAGCGGCGAGCGAAAACCGTCACGACGGGGACCAGAAACTCCTCGGCGCCCAAACTCATAAGGCGAGCGATGAAGTCCGCAGGGAGCAGCTCGACCAGCGCACAGGTGTCGCCGCCCAGGATGGCCTCTGCCTGCTCCGGCTCGATTTCGGCGCGGAACTTACAGTTCTCGGTCTTCGCAGAGACGGCGTAAACGTCGCTGGGGCGGTAGCGACGGAGGCGCAAGGTCACATAGGAGTCTCCGCGCCGCCGCGCCTTACGCAGATCGAAATCGAGCGTGTCGAAGTAAGTAGTCTCCAGCTCCTGACCGCAAAAATCGGGGTCGTACGGTTCGGGAGGCAGAGTCACGCGCATTACGCTCACTACGGCTGGCGTCAAGCGCGGCGACACGGCCCAGGTGCCGAGGTTGGAACGCAGGTCTTGTGCTGGAAGCGGATCCATAGTGGCCAGTGGTTAGTGGCTAGTGGTTAGCAGTGGGTGGCAGTGGTCAGTGATTAGTGGCTAGTGCGCGGACGTCAGTGACCTGGGCCGAGACATTAGCCACGGGTCACTAACCACTAGCCACTAACCACTGGCCACCAATCACACCGCCGACTGGTTCGCCGTGGGGTACACAGTCGTATCGTTCTTCACGTTCGCCGGCTTGTGGTCGGCTTCGCTGCCGATGGACAGACCGGCGATGGGAATGGTCGGCGAGGTGCCGCCGATCGTGCAGACGACTTGCAGCCGGGCGTAGCGCTTGCCCGCCGTCAACATGCCAGCGCGGATTTCCTTGGTGAGCCCCGTGCCCTGTGTGCTGATGGTCAACGTCGCGTCGTTGGCTTCGTTGGCCCAGGTGGCGTTGTCGGCGGAAGTCTGGATGGTCGCAGCAGCCGAGCAAGTCGGCGACGTGCCGCCGAATGTGCCCATGTTGAAGCTGAAGATCGCCCGCCGGCAGTACTGCAAATCGACGCTGCCGCTGTTCACGGTCGTCGTCGCCGTCAACTGCTGCGGCTGAATCGGCGTGTTGAAGTTGAGACCTTGGGTGAGTTGTTCGGTGTACATGAGAACTCCAAGTGGCTAGTGATTAGTGGCTAGTTGCTAGTGGTCAGAAGCCAGTGGCTCTAGCCACTGGCCACTAACCACTAGCAACTGTTAGTTCAGGATTACAAACGGCGAAACCTGTGTGCTGGCGTCTTGCAGCGTGATCGGTTTTTCCAGCCAGGGCTGGCCGTCCACGCGCTCGACCACGCGCCAGGTCATCTGGTTTTTCAGGAAGTTCACGTGCTCGCTCGCGGCGATCTCGATCTGCATGCGGTCGCCGATCACATACAGCGCTGGGTCGAGCAGCATCAGGTCGCCCTTGGTGCCCAGCGCGGGAACCTTTTCGGTCACGAACGTGGGCAGACCCAACAGCGACCAATTTGGCCGCCTGGCGGCGCCTTGATCGATGCTGATGAAGATGGCTCGATTGGCGCCGTCCTTAAGCTGCAACAGCTGTGGGATGACGCTGGGGCTGTGAACCCAGATGCAGTTGTTGACGCTGGAAGGCAGCATTTTGGAGTAGAGCGTCGCAACGTCCTGGAATTGCACCAGGTTCGCACCCTGGCGGTTGACCGAAATGGCAGCCGGGGCGGTCAGGATTCCCTGCGGCTTGCCGACGCCGTTGCCTTGCAGGAAGGCGTACTCCTCGAACCAGGCGATGGCCTTGCCGAAGAGCGTCATCAGGAATCGTTCCAGGCCGAACGCGGAATCTTGCAGCAGCACGTTCGAGGAGACTGAGTAACCAGACAGCTCATGGGCCTTTAGCTCCATCATCTTGAACTGCGGCTCGGTTTCCGTCCGCGTCTGCGCTTCCTCGGTCCAGCTCATCTGCACGCCGCCGAAGAATGGCGACACGCCGGCGGCCTGGACCGTAGTGATGTCCAGGTACGGGAATTGCAACGTCGCCGACGCCATCGGCTGCACGAACGCGCGTGGGCGGATGAACGTGTTCTCGCTGACGATGGCCAGCAGCTGGCGGTAGAAATCGGGCGGCACGGTGTAGCCGCCGGTCAGGCCGCTTGCTTCAGCCAGCGCCGCCTTGGTGCTGTACTCGATGCGCTGGCTGCCGTAGTGCTTTTCGAGGTACTTGCTGTCCTTGCGAGCGACGGCGAGGCAGAAATCACCGAAGCTGCGTTTCGGATCGCCTTCGCCGTGCTCGCCGAAGATGGCGGGAACGGCCATGCGGCGGGCCTGGTTCTGGGCGTCCGCATATTGCTGGAGCGTCGTGTTGATGACGCCGTCCAGCGATTGCGTGAAGCGATTAAAGGCGTTTTCGAGCGCCTTGGAAACGGCGGGCGTAAGAAGGTCGCCGCTCACGGGAGTGGCGATTTGTTGCTCGATCAGCGAACGAGCGTCGGCGTCGGCTACGTCGATGCGTTCGCCGGGCTGCCGATTCAAAAACGGTTTGGTCAGTTGGATAAACATGGGAGTCGCTCTCGGAGGTCCACGGATGGGGTAAAGGTCCACGTTTGTTCCGTCCGTCTCCAGGCGTCTGCGGCTGACGGCTTGGCGTCCGTCTCTCTCGCTTCTGGCCCTGACGGCTTCCATGTCCGGAGTATGCCAAACGGAGATACGCTTTGGTGCGGCTATTTTCAGATTTTTTCCAATTTATTTTCAGATTTTTATCCTAACAGCCATGCGCGCAGCGAGGACGAGGACGTAGATTGGATGGTTTCGCGATCCTCGCGCTCACGTTCCCCTCGCTTACGCTTCGAGTTGTTGCAGCTTGCACACCAACCCGAAGCGTGAGCGAGGGCTCGGAGATACGTGAAAGGGCAGATCGCGAGGCAGGTCACACTCGGCCGCGGGCTCGGTCGAAATGCTCCACCACGCGCTCCCGCGCCCAGCTTTCCAGGTCCCAGCTGTCGATGGCGCGCTGAATCGCTCGTTCGACTTCATCGAATGCCGTGAAGGGCATGGGGCCGCGATTGACTCCCAAGGCGGCGAGGAAATCGTCCGGGATGGGCAGCAGCGATTTGGACACCGCCTCGACGACCGCGTTTTGTTGTGCGGGAAGGAACGTGCAGGCATATTCCAGCAGGATCCATTCGTCGATGACGAGCTTCACGTCCTGCCAGCTGTGTTGTTCGCGCTCGCGGTCCTTGGGGACATGCACTTTCGTCGGCAGAAAGCCGATGGACTTGCCGCGGAGCAGGTCTGCCTGCACCAGGGAAAACGCGACATCGGCGGGCCACGAGCCCTCCCAATCGGCGGGCTTGGTCGGGTACTGGCTCTTAGCTTTGATGCCGCGCCGCTCGCCGTCGCGGACGACTTTGCGCCAAAGCGACCGAGCGACGGGCGGCATGTGATACTGGTGCTGCAGCGTGACGATGGGATTGAGACGAAATTGGCTATCATTCATGCCGCGTGCCAGGACGACTTCGTTGGCCCGGTCCGGATCCTCCGTCGAAATCCAGCTGACATCGGAGCGCTCGCCCGGCAGCACCTCCGCCGCCTTTTCGGCGATTAGTGTCTTGCGGTAGACGAACGCCTCTTCTTTGGGCAGCGCCTTGAGGATCGCTTCAAGCGCGAAAGCCTGGCGATCCAGCAGTGGAAAACCGAGCGGACCGGTCGCGGTGCCGTAGTGACGGGTGAGGATGGATTCACTCATAGCTGATACTCCTGATGTTTGGAGACAATGACGAATGACGAATGACCAATGACGAAAGAATGACGAATGTCGAATGACGAATAAGGACCTTGTTCCGATTCGGGCTTCGTTATTCGTCATTCTTTCGTCATTCGACATTCGTCATTGGTCATTCCTCCCGTTCGGGCGTTCGTCTTCGTGTTGGATACCAGGCAGCCAGGGCTGGTCGCCCCAAGAAACGGGCGGCAGGCCTCGCTCGCCGCGGACTTCGTTGATCGTCACGACGCCGTATTTCAGGTCGATCTCGCGCTCCTTCGCGGACATCTCGCGATTTACGGGAATCGGATCTTCGGAAGCGAGGAACAATCGGCCGCTGGGGTCGAACAGCGGCACCAGCTGTTCGTTGAGCTTTTCATCGCGGCGTTTGAGACGCGGGTCGATGGCCTTGGCCATGTGCTGGTGCTCGGCGGCCTGGAGGTTGGCCAGGTTCGTCTCACTGGTGAGAAAGCTGAGCGGCACGTGGAACGCGTTGGCGATGTCTTCCTTCGTCGCCTTCAAGTCGGCGAGGGCGGCAAGGTCGCCGAGCGAATGATTGAGCATTTGCACTTTCAGACCAGCCTCGGAGACGACGACCCGCCCGCCGCCGCCACGGCGTAATGTGGAGTTCCATTCCCCTTCCAGGCGGTCGCGTTCCTCTTCGCCCATCGCGCTTTCAGGTGAGATGATTGCGTCTGGCAGTGCGTGGTTGGCAAACTTCGCCGTCTTGTACGCTGCGTACTCGGAGGTGAGCGAGACCTGCTCGAAGCACGCCCGCAATGGCGACAGGCCGGCCGTGTACGGATCGCGCGGATCGGGATAGCGAAAGTGGATGACTTCCTCGGGGCGGAAGCGCTGCTCCTTGGCGCCGGTGCGGTACTCGTAGTCATCGACCAGCCGCGGACTGTCGGGCGCGCGGCGCGGCGTCACGTTCTGGCTTGGCAAGATCCAGATTTCCCTCGGAATCCCCAGCAATGGATCGAATACGAGCGACCAATATGCCGAGCCTTGGACTTCCTGATAGAGCGTGGTCAACTCCCAGAGGTCGAAGCTGTTGTGAACCGGGTTCACGCGAGCCAGCAAAGTCAGCAACGGATGTTCGATCACTTCCTCGAGTCGAGTTGCCTTGGTGAATCGTGCCGGCAGCTGCGGGAGCGAACGCAGACGCTGCTCTATATCCGGGTCAAGGGCGCGGGTGAGACAGCGGGCTTGAGGCTGATTTGGAAACGTCGCCACATAGAGCCGGGGCGGAAAGGCGGCGCAGACGGCGGCATTGAGCGATGCGCACGTCCAGGCCGAGCCCTTCAGCTCGGCGAGCAGCTCGTTGGGCGTCGGCTCGCGATTGCGGCGAAAGAGGTCGGTGAAAGTGGTCCCGGTCCACTGCCGGCCTCTCAAAGACCGAGGGGCGCCTTTGAGTCCGAATCGGCGGGCAATGTTTTGGATGAAGCGGATCATGTGAGTGGCGTCCATAGGTTGGGGTTGTTCCAGGAATCATGGCCTTCTTGCTGTTTCGCGCTGACCGCTTGCTGTTTCGCGCTTCCTCCGCGCAACCGAGCGATAAAATGCGCATCCAAACCTGCCACCAGGTAGCGCAGTGCCCCCAGCGCGTGGTTGTGATCGTCGATTGGGTTCTCGCCCAGGTCGCTCAGCTCGCCACGGGAGAAGCGTTCGCGCGGGGTGGGATAGCGATAGAGCGAGGCTTCCTTTACGAGATTGGGACAGGCCGCCGCGTCGATTTTGAGCCTGCCGGTCCGTATTCGCGCGGTCACGGCGGCGATACCCAGGCGAATGTCATTGAAGCCGGGGTGCACTACAACGCCGGCAGCGCGCATTTCCTCGATCTCGGTGCGGCCGGCCGGATCGGCGAACCAGAGCACCTTGCGCGGCAGCGCGGCGGCATGCTCATGCAGTGGAATTTCGCGGCCATAGCGCTCATGAGTGATCCACAGCACGTCCTGATTGTCCAGCATGCCCCAGACCGCCGCGAAAGGATTGCGCCAGCCAAAGTCGATGCCGCCGACTGCTTTTGCTTGAATGGCGGTGCTGTCACAGCTGCGGGCCAGCGCAAGCTCAAAATCGGGATAAACGAGACCTTCCAACGCCGTAAATTCGCATTCGTACTCTTGCCGCACCCACGGTTCGCCCAGCGCTCGGCGTTCTTCGTCGATGAAATCCGGCAAGATGCGCGGGCAGTCGCGCCAGGTGATGCGAACTTTCTTCCACGGGCCGTCTCCCTGCCATTCGTCGTAAAACCAGCCGCGCTGGCCAAATGGGGTGGAAAGCGCGACGAGTCGGCCGCGCGACACAGCCAGCATCGGGCGGACGCTGCGATAGAGGACATCAGGAATGCGCGCAGCCTCATCCAGGACGAGCAAGTTGACGCCGCTGAACGAGCGCAAAGTCTGCTCGCGTCCGGGCAGCGACACGACCCGGCTGCCGTTGGCCAATTCAAGCTGCAGTGCGGTGCGCCGCTCAGCGCGCAAAGGCCGGCCTAGGGCGTCGTAACCGTCGAGGAGTTTGCGAAAAATCTCGACTGATTGCCTGAGTGATGGGCTTAGCAGAAGGACAAGGCTTTTTGGCCGGAAAAGGAGCGTGTGCAGCGCCAGCGCAGCTACAACGGTCGATTTGCCCGTTTGCCGCGAGCAATTGAGCAGCACCTGCCGATCCGGCGCGAGCAAAAACTCGCTCTGCCACGGATCAGGCGGCAATCCGCGCGCGGCCAGGAGCCGCG